AAGAACCATGATCTTTTAGGCGATAGCCAAGATCTTCTAAAACAGATTTGTAATCAGTCATTGTGAAAGAGTAACTGGGATATCATCACTTTCGCTACTAGACTCCAAATTAACATCAACGTTGTTAACAGAATTAACAATATCCTGAAGATCTCCTCTCTCTTCGATTCTAAAGTTTTGAATATTTAAATTTATGAAGTTCTTGCGATTAGAGCCATCTGGCATTTCTATGTGATTAATGTCCCGGAGAGGGTTCTTACCTAGGTGACGAGCTTTAAGGTTCACTAGTTTATGAGTTCCGAATCTATCTCCATCTTCATGGATTTCATCTGCGACCTTCCTCCTCAACAAAAACAAATGAGAACAAAACTGAGTAATACCATCAGAAAGAGAAACTACACTTTCATCATCAACTATTGAATCTGCTCCCCTGTTGCCTGTAATCCCAAGCCTATTTGCTTGAACAGAAGTCATCATTGAAACACAAGGCTTCCCATCAAAACACAAGTCTCTATGAATCGTTTGTTTAAACAAGTGAACCATCGAAGCAACTTGTTGCCAACCATCATTTTTGCCAAGGTTATTGAAATCTGTTTTGATGTAGTCAAAGCTAAAAATCATTCTGTTGCCCCTACCAACTTTAGAGTAGTAATACCTTTTCAAATAAGAGCACATTTCTTCAGCAGACATGCCAGCAACATTCACATAATAGAACTGCATATTGCCAGCCTTTATTTTTTTCCAAGTATTCCGCACCCTAGCTACAACCTCTTCGACAGACCAATTCTTATAACTAGAAGTCCTCCACTTTCCACTTTGTAGAAGGTAAACGGGTATACCGCTCATTGCAGAACACTGACGAAAAGTAAGCTCCTCTTCACTCATCTCGCCATTATCAAAGTGCAAGACGGGGATGTTGTATTTAGCTCCAGTCCTTGTGGTATAATCCATACAGAACTGAGTCTTTCCTACGCCAGAACGAGCAACAATAACAGAGATATTCCCCTCTAAAAGTAGAGACCCGTAAATCTCGTTTATTCTTTCATGTGGACCCATCAATCCAGATTCCTCAACAGGATTATTCCCCCTGTCTTCAACCAAACTTTCCATCATATCAAAAAGATTAATTGGCCCATCATCAGTGAACTCAAAGTCTTTGATATTTTTATTGTAAATCTCGTCAGCTTTATCTATAATTTCTGAATATTTTTCATCAGGATCGACCTTTTTGACATAAGAAGCTACGTCCCTTGCGGAGCGATAGATCTCTCTACGAGCAGAGAATTTTTTCAACTCCTTTACTGAAGAAATGAATATATCTTCAGTAATCTTATGGTAAACAAGGGAGCGGATGTATTCTGGTAGGTCAATACTGTCTGGGAAACTCACCTTTAGTTGCTCCAATCTTGGAATAAGAATAGTGTCATCAATTGACTCCATATTATTCAATGCATTGCGAATCAATTTGAAAATAGAAAGGTGAACCTGAGAGTCATCGCTAAAGAAATCTTTCTCATTGAGGAATACTGAAACTTCAGCCCACTTGTGAGGGTGCTGGAGAAGACCCTTCAATACAGTCTTCTCCAGATCCATGCTTGATATCATCGAGCACCTCCTTCGTCCAAAGAAATTTCCAATAACTTACTCAAAGCCATATCAACACAAGTATTTTCTGTCTTAGTCGCGAAAGTTGGTTGGCCCACATCATTAATGTAATATAAGAAAAATCCTTTATTCCCACCGCTTTCAGAACCCGTGCAATCAAAAAGCTTAGTTAGAATGCTTGGAGGCAATGTGTTGTCCGTTTTGTCAAAATTATTCATATAATATCTAGTCTTCTCAGAAGCTCCTCGTCAATAGTATCCTTTTCCAATATTCTGACAAGCTTAATTTTATTGATTTCACAAAAATACTCCTTTTTCTCATCTCTCTGTAATTGAGAAAGGAAATTTTGCCTAGAGTTTGAGTGGAAGAACTTGTTGTATTTGTAATGTTGATTACCATCCACCTCTACTGCAAGTTTTTTATTTGCGTTGTAAAAGTCTAATGTCATTCGTGTCCCAAGAACGGGAAGCTCCTCAAAAACAATATCAGAAACCCAATTTGAGTATAAGAGATCTTTAACTTTTTTTTGAAGCTTACTTCGACACTTTTTATCCCAATCAATTAAATACTTTGTAGAATTCTTGAGCTTTTGTTCTCGACCAGTTGTCGTTAAAAAGATCATGCAAAAATGTTTTCAGCAATAAATAGGTGCATCGCTTTTGTAACCTCTTCGTCATTCTCTAAGAGGTCATACAACGCTTTCATTCCTTGATATTTCTCCTGAAGTTTAACACCTCTGTCAGCAAGATATTTGATCAGCTCCTCATCAAACTTAAACCAAGAAGCTGACTTCTCAATGAAGTTCCACATTAGAAGCATTTCAATAATCTCACGCTCAATCCAAATAGACTTTCCATCAGATCGACCATGCTTAATTGGATAGCGAATACGCATTCCCGTGCTTTCATTCGTAGACTTTTGGATATGAACCTTAGCGTAATGACCAATGATTGGATTCTCTGGACTTGGCCTTGCTTTTTGGTCTTGCAAGATTAAGTCAGCCTGATTTCTCCTTTCAAAGTTAATAATCCAGTCTGGATAGTGAAGGGCTGCATTGCCACCGCTAGAATTGGTTTGGTTGTTTGGATCACTAGCTGCATACTGACTCGTCTTAATAGTTGACCGAACCTGAGAGATCATAATACACATATGACCAAATTTCCCCATCCCAAGACTAACTCGCTTTAAGAAATCTGAAGTGAGAGAGGCTCCTGCTGCGACTTTTGCTGCGTCACTGGTAGTCTTCTCTAGATCAGATTTAGGAAGCAAGCCATCCATACTGTCGATGACAATGCAAAATCTTTCTTTATCTGGATTATTCCTTAGTAATTCTCTAAGGCCATCAAAAACTGTATCATAAATGTGGCACTCCCAAACAAGGCAAGTTCCCAACTCCCAATCTTCTGGGTCAGTCACGAACTTTAACCCAGAGCGCTTTTGAATATCTTCTGATAGGCGACCTTCTGCTTTAATATAAAGACCTTTAGTCTTCTCTACTGTCTCCAGCATGTTCTTCATAACATGTAGAGCTTCGTTTGTTTTACCTCCTTCATTGCAACCAATGAAACGCTGCAACCCAGCTCCAAGACCACCACCAATAAACTGGTCTAAAATTAAAGAGCCAGTTGAAACTATATAAGGCTTTGCAGTCTCTTCGTAATTGTAATGGAAATCTTTATTACTCTTAAAAAACTTCGACATAAATTGCGAAGTGCCAATTGTTTCTTTTGCGTTTTTCTTACTCATCTAAAAAATCTCTCAGGGTTTTTCTTTTTTCGATCAATCTATCTTCTCCGAATTTGAGCTTGTGGTCAACCATTTTCTCGGAGTTTTTTGGTTTGTAGTAAAATTCTCTACGCTTCTTATCTAAGTATTTTAACCCGTCTTTAGTTAAGAAATATTTTATTGACCCATCAAACTTAAATGGGGGCTTAACCTTCAACAAAAAATCAGCGTCATTCTCAAAGCGCTTGAAGAGCTTCGTAGCTGTGATCATGTCCAGCTTGTAATTCATTGAAGGCTGATCATTCAGCATCTTCTTTATAAACTGCTGCCTCTCTCTAAAATAAGTAGGTTTTTTGGGTGTTTTTTTATGGTTTTTAAATACGAACCCGCACTCACACTCTAAAGCGCGACTAGAACATAAAGCAGAACACTTTGGACATTCCTTTTTACCCCTTGGCATAAAGGTATCCTAACATGACTTCATATCGTTTGCAACCATTTTTCTCACCAAACCTAAAAAATCTGTTTTTGGAGACCAACCCAGCTCTCTTCTAGCTAAATCAGAATCTCCTAAAAGTAGGTCTACTTCAGCGGGACGATAAAAAGCTGGGCTAATCTGAACTAAGATCTTATCTTCATGGTAATACTTCTCGTTAACACTATAGCCTTCCCATCGACATTTTTCTTTAGCAAATCCTGCGAAGTTGAAAGCCTCCTCAACAAATTCTCTAATAGAGTGTGTCTCATCTGAAGACAGTACATATTCTTTTGGACTCTCTTGGTTAAGCATTAGCCAAACACCATGCACGAAGTCTTCTGCATCACTCCAATCTCGCTTTGCCTCCACATTTCCCAACTCAATAGGCTTAAAATCACCGATAGGGTATTCTTTTTGAATGCGAGCTACATTTTTGGTAATCTTCCGAGTTACAAACTCTTCTCCGCGACGAGTTCCTTCGTGGTTAAATAACCATCCTTGGATAGCAAATAAATCATAAGAGTCTCTCCATACTTTTACCATGTGCCTCGCACTAGCCTTAGAAACACCATAAGGGCTTCTTGGCCGCAATGGATGAAGTTCTGACTGTGGAGAATATAAAACGTCTCCAAACTCCTCTGAAGAGCCAGCATTGTAATAACGGCATTTAGGACAATGTTTCCGAATTGCCTCAAGTTGATACATTACAGCCATAGCATTTGTGTTCATATGGTTTGCTGGTTGAGCCCAACTAACACCCACAAAAGAATTTGCTGCGAAATTAATAAAATAATCAGGCTTTTCTCTAGCGATAACAGCTTCTACATTCACAGAGTCAGTAATGTCTAAATCAATAAGACTGAATCGTGGATGATTAACTAAATGCGAAATATTGTCATGGTTCTTAACGCTTAACCTGCGAATACCAGCAATAATAGTATGTTCGGTATTTTTTAACAGATAGTCCGCCATGAAGCTGCCATCTTGACCCGTTACTCCTGTAATAATAACTTTTTTCATATAATATAGTCACTACAAACTCCAAAGCAGTCATAGTTTTTAGACTGCCAATTTGAACTATTATCGACTATGACAGATTTTTTTCCAACTTTTTGATTAGGAAATGTCCAGATGTAATTCTTAGAAGTTAAGGTGTGTGAATCTTTCTCGTGCCAAAAATAATTTTGATTAGCAGAACAAGCATTCAGAGCTTCTAGGTTTTTACAATGAATCCAAAGACCTTCTCTATCCAGAAACGCCGATTGAATACAATATTCTGGGATGTCATGTCCTAAAAAAAACCTACCATATTCATACCATAGATCTATTTCACAATCATAACCTAAATCTAAAACTTTTTTGATTTGGCTTGGGTGATTTTCTAAATCAGATGGACCATTTAAATTGCCCCTATGAGATATGAGCTTCATTATTTATTTTAGATAGATAAATGTTCAGATCTTCTGGAGTGCCTAGACCCCACATCGCTTTAGCTTCGAATGAAGATATCTTTAGTCCAGATTCTATAGCTTGATTAAAAACAGGACAAACGTAAAACTCATTATTTACACGGACATCTTTATCAATCATTCGCTCCGCATATTTGACAAAATCAGAACCTTTCCTCCAATAATAGTACCCTACCGTAGCATTATCTGAAATAGGATTTTTTTCTGCAACCTCTTCCACGAAACCAAGTTCATCTAATTTAGCGAAAGACCATTTAGGATGAGTAGATTTAAAAGTCAATATGCCTCCATCAGAATTTGTTTCCTGCATTTTATAAAGGAATTCACTGCTATTCCATTCTGCTACCTGATCTGAGTTCGCAAAAAATAAAGGATTGTCATCATTAATATGTTCTTTGGCTAATAAAGCAGAACACGCTGCACCTTCAGTGATCCCATCAACCTCAACAATTTTACAATCTGGAGTAATTAAGTTTAAGAGAGAATCTAAATTGTACTTAGCTCTATGCGACTTCTGAACGATATAGATATAGTTTGCTTCAATATTTAAATTGTCTACAACAACTTGAATCATCGGCTTCTTATTAACTTCAATGAGGGGTTTTGGGAAAGTATATCCAGCTTGCTCAAATCTACTTCCAGCACCTGCCATAGGAATCAGCACATTCATTTTCTTATTTACCCATTTTGGAGAATATTCAGTCATTTTGTTTTTTGTGTCTTTTGTCAGTTTATCATAAGAAACATCTTTGGGAGATTCAACTCTAAAAATATTTGCTCCACTTAATTCTGCTGCCAGTAAACCAGCAGGAGAATCTTCAACAACTAGTGTTTGTTTGGGGCTTACTGAAAAATTAGACATGGCTTTCCAATACATTTCTGGATGAGGTTTGCCGTTTTTTACATCTTCGTTAGAGACGATATAATCAAAAAAAGAAATAATACCTAATCTTGAGAGGATTGTTAATACAGACTTCCTGATACTATTAGAGCAACAAGCTATCTTATAACCATCTTGAGATAATCTGCTCAAGCAATCAATAAGATCTTGATTCGGTTCAATACTTGAAAGGTAATCTAAAGTGATTTTTTGTTTATCTTCCCATACTTTCGAATGGAGTTCTATAGGGAGACCCTTATTCTGGCCAAGTAGTTCAAGCTTCCTTGTTGTTTTAAGTCCGTCATAAATAGATAAGTGTTCTGATAAAGATATTTCGTATTCCTTACCAAGAGCTTCATTAAGAGCTTTGAAATGAAACTCTTTAGTTTCTATCAATACTCCATCCAAATCAAAGGCAATTAACTTAACTTTGCTCATTTCTTAGGGAAGGCTTCGTTACCATGAATCGTAATATTGGCATTTTCAGACATATCACAATTATATTTAATGCAATGTATATCGAGAAACCCCTCCACTAAATCAACATTAATAAAACTCATTTCATCAATCATTTCTTCATAAGACCAACCATGCTTATTCATCATAGAATAACACAACTGCCTTTCTGGAGAATTAAAGTTTGGACCTTCTTGTCTATAAGACCAAAAATCTAAAGCATATTCATAACTACTGAAGGTTACGAAATCATGTATTTCATGTATGACGGGTTTGTAATTTAAATAAGAACACAGAGAGTCCTCCTCAATCATTTTCCGAAAAGCTAATTCAATGACTTGTTTTTGATTTTTCCATAATAAATCGCTTCTCACTTTTACGACCCAAGGCTTCTTAATCGCTTTAATCCCAGCCTCTGTACTAAAACATTGCATATTAATATTCTTGAACCCGTTAAAATCGGGCTTCTCGTTTAAAAGAATAGGGATTTTTTTCGATATAGCCTTAATGTTTCCTAAAGGCTCATCTTCCCAAGTAGACCAAACATATGAAAAGTCATCATCAATATTATTGAGAACTTTTTCATAATTATTTGTTGGGCCTTGTATAACAATACCAACATCTTTTAAATCAAACTTCTTCATATATTATCGTAGAATTTATTTTGTTTTTTCTGTTTATCTATGTCCTTAACATGAAGAATACTAAACATCTGGTCCATTTGAGCTTGTCCACCAGAATGAAATCCCTTTGGGGTTTCATGTACCTTGCCCTCCCATCTAATGTGGCCTTGAGTAGACATGAATCTTAATTGATAGTCTGGATAACCCTCCCAGCCCATATAATTAATTTTCCAATTAAAATTTTCAATATCTTTTTCCGTAGCACCTCTAACCACATTAATACGAGGAACAGCAAATAAATCATATTGACATGACTTAGCTACGCTCCTAATTAAATTCAAAAGACTATACGGAATCTGCTCATCAGCATCTATTTGGAATAAAAAAGGTTTATTCGCATGTCCAAGCAACTCGTTCTTAAATTCTGCGAAATTGTTTTGAAAATCAAAATACTTTAAAGTTAATCCAACATATCCACAAAAGTCCTGTATTTCCTTAGTGACTTTGTTTTTGTCTGCTAAAACAATAATCTCCTCTTCTGGTAAAATATAGGGTTCAAGCGAATTAATTAACCTTTTAAATTCAAAAAATTCATCTGCTACGGTTATTCCATAAGTAATCATTTCTCACAAATTATATTATATTCTTCATTGCGGAACTCTTTGAATCCTAACTGTTTAAGATAATATATTAAACTATTCAACTTAGGCCCACCTTTAGAAAAAGTACCATCACTATGAATTGCTTCAAAAATAATTTTACTGATGTTCTTAAAGTGACTTTGGTTTAAACTAAGTAAGTTCATAACATCTAATCCTTCAGTATCAATAGAGAGTATAGTGGTTTTATTATATTTTTCTAATAAATTAGACATGCTAATTGTCTCGGTAGAAATTTTAACTATCTTTTTATCTATGTCATGTCTCTGAGTAAAATCTTTATTAATAGAAGCACTTTGGCAAAGTTCTTCATCTTCTGGTAAATAAAAATTTATTTTATAATCTTCACAAGTTATTGGTAAAACAGCGAAGCACTCAAAATAACAGTTATCAAATTTTTCATACCTCTTCCTCGCCTCAATTAAACATTTAGGATTAGCATCCACTAAAACTATAGACTCAATTGAACTGCAATTTTCCTGACAAAATTTGTAAATATGGTCATCACCATCATTACATCCTATATGTAAAACACTAAACTTCATAAAAAAAACTCCTTCTAGGTAAGCACGACCTAGAAGGAGCGATATAAGT